CGCCCTGAACTATCTTGCCCCAAGTAGTCGGACTGCCAGCACCATTAGAATTTAATCTTCTGCCACCAGCAAGAATGCTGCCTGTTGCATAGATATTCAAACCTGTTGCTTGAACATCAGCAATTACTTTGTCTGCCTGAACACTTCCTGCAATAAAAGCGTTTAATCCGCTAAATGCTGCTGCTGAAGTTACACTTCCTGTGAAAAATGCGTTCTGGGTTTGGAGATTAGTGCCACTCCAAGTAATTACTTCTTCTTCGCCTAATCCATCATTTAACCCTGTTCTTGCCATTTTTCACCTCTAAGTTGTTATTTTCGCTATTGCTTTCGCACGAAGGTATCTAATCTTTAATCTCTGAGTGATTGCTGCTGCTCGCATATCATAAGCAGGAAGATCCCAGTTCTCAATAGTAACAGGTCTTTTTTCCGCAATGACGTATGCCCAAGCTTTGTCAGTAACGTATGCGTATGCCGATGTCATTCCAGCATTAGAAGATACTTTGATGACATTCATACCATAGATTGTGCCAAGAAAACCGCTCTTTATCATATCTGTATTACCGACTTTATTAGCTTCAACGAAAGTGTCAATATTTCTCAGATCATTAAGGACTTCCATACCTACAAACAAAGTAGTAGGATTATAGTCCTCATCTTCAAGATATTGCATTGCTCGTGTGATGTTAGCGATGGTTATCGCACCACTACCAGATACTGTGCTGTTAGCGTTGTCAAGTGCATCGGTTATAACAAGAGCATTTTCATTTTCTGCGATTCTTTTACCTGCAATCTTAATATTATGTTGTAAAAGATTCCATTTCGCATCTTCAAGCATTTCTTTTGTGATTCTAATTGAAACGCCATATTTCTTTGGCTTCATATTGAAACTACTATATTCAGCCTCATCCAATGGTATCTCCGCACCTTCAACTACCTCACGAACATCCATTGTGTTAGGATCCATAGTATCAATATCAACACTTGAACCTGGAATCTGGCCTGGTCCAAGATAAATCGCAGCCTCGCTTCTTGGTATCAGATTTTTGTCTACTTCTTCAATCAATGTATCGTAGATTTTTCTCGGTATAAGTAATTGACCTTCTGTTCCCAAGGAGGTGCTCAACAATTCTTGTACATGTTTCATTTCTGTCATTTTAGCCTCCTTATCCGTGTATGTCTATCAAAGCATATCCGCCAGATGCACCAGCAGTTACTGCTCTTCCGATATCATAGCCAAGTGCTGCCCAAATGTCTGGAGAACCAGTAGTGTTTCCATTACCGCACCAACTCGACACAGCATTATTTCCATCACATACAACTTTTGTACCTGGGATCACGCTACCATTGCATGCCAAAAGATATGCACCTCTTGTCGCAACTGTAACTGTTCCACTAACAGCAGTTGTATTCAAAGCTATACCATTAAATTGTCCGCCAGAAGCATCTATTGAAAATAGTAAATCTGAAGTTGCAAAAGTATTTGCGCCAGAACCTACCACACCAGTAGCACCAGAAGCAAAGACTAATACGCCACCACTAATGATTTCATTTCTTGCGTAACCACCAATGGTTCTCGGATTGCCACCATCAAAGATGCCTACCGCACCCAAAGAATTTCCTATTCCTGTTGCTGCCATCTTTAATTACCTCCTAAGCCTCGAAAACTTTTCGTCATTGAAATTCTCAAGATAGATATCGTAACCCCTATCTCCTCTTTCAACTCGCAATCCTGTATTGGATGTTTCTTCCGTAGTATCTTCTTTCACAGATCCTACAGTTTTATCCACAACAGGAGCTTTTTCTTCTTCTTTTTTAACTTCTTCTTCAGGAATCTCCTCTTTCGCTGGTTCTTCCTGTTCTTTCGCCAAACCTTTAACAGTCTCGGTTACTTCTTTAAGATGTTCTTTCATAGCTTTAAGCTCTTCAGAAAGTTCTTTCTTAAGTTCTTGCATCTTTGTAATCTCTGTATCAATCTTTTCTTCCACTTTAGGTTCAGTTGTTTTCTCTTCCATTTTAACTGCTACCTCCTTAGTTTTAATTAATTGTTCTTTACTAATACCTGCCACATTCTCATGTATAGGTTTAGAATCTTGAATTGCTTGTTGTATTGTGGCACCAGGAACGCCAGGAACTACAACAGTGGATAGTTCACAACAAGTCATATCTTTAGCTATCAGGTAATCTGCGTCTTCGCTTTCCTTCACCAATTTGCCTACAATCGCGCCAATAGAAACATGCTTCACTCTACCATCCTTGACTTGCTCTGATAGTTTACTATTCTTGATCCAGCCTTCATAAGTCACAGATTCATCAGTATCATTAAAAACTGCGCTCTCTACCACACCAACAGCATTGTCAACTATCGCTTCGTGATCCTTGATAATAGAAACACCAGTCATAGTATTAGCGAACCTTCTCAGTTCTTCGCCAGTATACATTATACCGTTCCTGCTCACGCCAGACTTAACAGCCACACCATTAACTCTATGCTTTTCTTCAGAAAAATCAAACAAACCTTCATTCGTTTGTTTTGTCGCTGGGACCTCCATCTTCCTTCACCTCTTCTTTGAAATCAATATTGCCGTTAAACACAAGTTTAACATTTTCAGCGACTATGATATGACCGTCCTCATCACGACGGAGATTTTCTTTGCTGTCCCTCCATTGTTTGAAACAAACAGCGTTTCTTTGTTTTTGGTCAGGAAATTCTGTCTTCATAGTATCATTACCCATACAACGACCAATGAAATCGTTTTGTTTCTCGCCTTTGTTCGGTTTCGGTATTGGCATTTTTTATTTCCTCCAATTATTTTAATAAGTATAGCATATATATAAACTTTTGTTAGTCCAGTATATACTCTTCGTGACTTCTCGTTCGATATACGCTTTTAGGATTGCCTCTCTGTGTAAGATCATGCAATGGTTTCTCGCCTTCAATCTGTGCTCTCGTGCCAAATAATTTATTATCTCCGCCCTGTCGCATTACTTCTTGCGGATTCGTTGTTCCACTACCAGTATAATCTTCCCAATCACCAAGAACTAAAATATCTTCTTGGCTTATAGCAGTAGATGTAGAAAAATCATCACATTGGTGTATATAGTCACTGGTATGTGGTTGCACCACATAGCGTTTATTACATCTTGGGCAAATCTTAATCGTCATTTTTATAACTTTTAATTTTATCGAAGATCCTGTTCTGCTCATCTTCAAGAGCTTTCTCATACGCTAAGAAACATTCACGACACACAAGCTTGTTCCCAGCCATAAGAACAAAACCAGATTCTTTCTTACCGCAAACTGAACAATCCGGTCTTTTCTTATATCCTTGCATTTCTATCATTAACAACTACCTTTCTTTCCGCCTTTCTTACGACCTATCCCAGAGCCACCAGTTCTGCCTCTGCCTTGTCCTCTTCCATCTCTTGGTCCTGTCGAACCACTTCTCGGCCCACTACCATCACGTCTTGGCATTTTCGTTTATCTCCTATCTGACATTTATTAGAGTGCAACGACATCCTGGATGTGTTGCCTCTGGAATGAAATCTTCACTAATCTCATTAATATTGAATATCCTTCCATTCAAAGAAGAACATAACGGACATGTTCGTTCACTCATACTCGAAACGAATTGTAGTTGTTCTACTCCTTCTTCCTTAAAATGAACTATTGCGCCTCTATTGCTCAATCTTACAGTCTCCGTTCTCGCAATTAATGGTGCTCTTGCTTCACTACCTAATCGTAATATAGGATTACCATCCGCATCAGTAACTAACTCTCCACCCTTCATTCTGTATAAATTTTGTGGCTTAACTTTCTTTTGAATCTCATTAACAATCCAACCTAATGTTTTATTTCTACGGAAACCTTCAATTAAAACTTCCCTTAACTTATTGACTTGTGTACCAGAAAATTTACCAGCAGATAACTCGGCAGTAGTGAACCCTTGCAGATTCTCGAAGTTGTCCATCATGGTAACACCTAATACTTTCTCCATATAACGCTCATAATTAAAATCTACCCACTCACGAACAGACATCAGCATAGATTCTTGCATTGATGGACTTACATATTCATTAGCAACAGGATTAGTTATGTTCCTGTTAGATCCTGGCACTTTCGGTTGTTCTTGTTCTAATTCTGCCTTCTTTTCCATTTCAGGGTTCTGAGGAAGCTCAACTTTGTATAATCTTGCCAATTCTTGCTCCATTGCTTGAATAAAAGCAGGAGACAAAACAAAACTATTTTTCAAGGTCTCATTAATCTTTTCTATTCTTTCATTCGCATCACTCTCATCAGGACTGCCCCACTCGAACTCTACGTGAACATCACCCATACCATCCGCTTGTAACACTCGCTTGAATATATCGTTCTCAATTACTTTCTCAACTTCTGCTTGTAAACTTGCTATGTGACGCATCCAAGTTTCTTTCTGCATCTTTGCAATACCTTGTGGGATCTTGCCCTTGCCTAAGATAACTTCTGGTGTCTGGAATGCATAAATCAACATATCTAAATCATAACGATTCACTGCCTCAAACTTATCTCCAACGCTACCAAAGTCAACAGCCTTGATCTCTGTATATGGACCAGTAACCCATTCGTGCTTATTATTGAGCCATTCTAATTTCTTTCCGAAAGCTTCCATTTCTGATTGTGGTGGTGCGATACCTTTCTCTCTATCTCCCATGATAACGTGATACGGAGAATTAGCTTTCCTACTGACAATGGTATGCATATCTTTATCACAACCTATCATATTGTTTATAGTTGTGACCGAAGATTGTATTATGCCAATGCCATAAGCATCATTAGAAACACAATTAATCTTTAAGTGTGCAATTTGGTGTGGCTTAAAAGTGGTGACTTTGCTAATATTAAATTGGTTCATCTTACCAAAGTATTGGTTATATTCTTCTATCTTGCCTTTATTATCTCGCTTGACATACATATACTTCGCATCCAATGGTTTCAGACCAGCAGGAGCTTCATTCTTCTTTCCGCCAATCTCAAGATAACCATTCCCTTTGATAAGAGCTTCTTTGATCCAGGTACGCAAAAGCGTATCAAAGTTCATATCCTGCATGAATTGTTCTATTAGGGTTTTGGCATTAGGATTATCACATTGCACATAAAAACCGCCTCCAACTATGAAGTCGACGTGTTTATCTACAACGCCAGTAACAAGTCCAAACTTTTTGTAAAGACCTTCCGTAACTGAGAAATCGAAGGGATGCTGTTCGCCGAGTTCCTTCGGAAATTTGATTTCATTCTGCACTATCTCGCCTTTGAACGAAACCGAACTATTCTTGTCAAGCAAGTTTCCTTGTTCCGCATAGACATAGAACTGGTTAGAATTAGATTTAGATTCTATCTTTTCTTTTTTTCTGAACAAAGGAAATATGGCCATAAACGTGAAAGAGCAGGTGGACGTGGCTTAGACCGTGTCCGCTTCGTGACATTTCTGGCACGCCTGCATTTTTCTTATAAACAATACTTCTATATAAACTTTTGCTAATGAACGCCCCAGTAAATTGCTTTTGTAGTTCCTACCTTGAAACCAGAAGCTGCCAATGCAAGTGCGTCAGGAAAATCGTCATGGCCTTTTTCACTATGATGGATCTTAAGATTGCCATGCTTGGTCTGACCATCCTTACTACCAACAACTTCATATCTTAAGTCTGCTAATTGATAGATAAGTTTTTGATGGTCAGGGATATGTAGTCCGCCAGGCTTGTTCCTTGCCCTCTTCTCAAGCAAAGCCCTTAGATTAGAATAAATGTCTTGCTTTAACTTAATGGTGAATGTTTTAGCGTCAACCTTTCCAGCAAGGGCAGAATCTTCCTGCAATACGTCAGCAACGCCTGCTCCGAGCCCTGTTTCATCTATAATAACTTTCTGGAACTTGAATCTGCTATTCAAGAAACGAATGCGGTTGATTGCGTCTGTAAGAAGCTTATGTCGTGTTTCTTCAATATATACCACATACAAATCATCATCATCATAAGGTTGTTCTATGACTATGTAAACCGAACTATCTTCTCCAAGCCGAGCAAGGTCAACACCAAGAACATATCTCGCCTTAGGATGTATCTCACTAATCGGTGGCATTATTCGTCCTCTGGAAAACCAAAACAAAACTTTCTTAATGCTTGATCCCTATCTTTCTTTTCCTGGAACTCACCAATCAAAATACCTTCAACATTCCGTATCTTATGTGCTTTATACATAAACTGCCTCCCTCGGTATCATTGGATAATCATCAATACAAGCACTAATTAATTCTTGTGTGAAATAACAATCAATGTCTTCAATGAACTCACCGAATATCTCTGTCCGAACATAAACATGATCCTTGCCATAATCATCTACTTCTTTCTGCACTTCTTCTTTGCTAATGTAAGGATTATCGAATGTTGTAAAGTGAAAGCTTTCGTAACCATCAACACCTTTCCTGCCACGCTGGAAGTCATTATAGAAATTATTTTTTCCCCAAGGAGTAGAAGTCTGCCATATTGGTGCACCCTTATCAAAGGCCATTGGTCGTATCGCTTGCAATGCAGTCTCTTTCAGGAAACCACTCTCATCCCAGAACATTCTATCATATGCCTCGCCACGCAAGGAATCTGGATTATCGCCAGAACCGAACTCTACAGAACAACCATTGATCCATTCAATCCTTGGATGCGGATGTTCAGTAAACTTCTTAAGATCATTCATTGCAGGAACTGGTGCATTCCTTAGAATTTCTAATATCTTGTTATATACTATCCTGCTCTGTTTGTATGTTGGTGCTACAACGAATTGTCGTGGATAGAACTTGAAGGTGGCACCCCTTATTATCTCTCCAGCAATCATGTGTGTCTTCCCAGTTCTTCTGCCACAACATATGACTTTATGCTTAGAAATAGACTTAAGAATGCCTTGTTGTTTCTTGTGCGGTTCAATGCCAAGATAACCTACTTGGAAAAGGACAGGATCTTTCAACTCTTTCTCGAACTGTTTCGCATCAATTTTATTTTTCTCAATCGCCATCTTCTACAAATGCTCTTGGTGTTTTATTACAAAAATGTAAAAATCCTTTAATTTCTTTGCCACAGCAATCACAACAAGATATAATTTTTCCATCAATTAACTTATTAATTATCGCCATCTTCAGCCCCCATCCATTTTTCCTTACAGTTTCTACAAATATATCCTCTAATATTTCTAGGATTTCCTTTTTCACAAATTGAATAACATAATCTATCTTTACCACAAACACCACAATCTTTCTTAAAATACTTTTTATTATATTTTAATTTAAATTCAGTTTCCATTCCGACCACCTTCCTTAAAATTATGTTTGAATACGAAGTCCATATAACATTCAAAACAAATTACCTTTCCAAGCTTAGTCTTCTTACAAAGTTCACATCTTTCAGCCATCTTCAGCCTCCTTCTTTTTTTTATGATATGCTCTCATATATGCTTTTATCTTATCCTTGTTTGCTTCTCTATATGCTTTCTTCTGTGCTTTTATCTTATCTTTATTAGCTTCATAGTATGCTTTCTTCTGTGCTTTTATCTTATCTTTATTAGCTTCTCGATATGCTTTTATCTTATCCTTGTTTGCTTCTCTATATGCTTTATTATGTGCTTTTATCATATCCCTGTTTGCTTCTTTCCATGCTTTTATCTTATCCTTGTTTGCTTCATTATATGCTTTTGACTTATGTTTTTTATTAAGAGGAGAATCTAATGGTTCTATGTCATCATAAAAGTCAGACCAACCCAATTCTATCAATTCTTTCTCAGACATCTTCAGCCTCCTTGAAATAAACTGCCCTTAGTGGCAAATACTCAGGACATTTCTGATTATAACCATCACATACATAACACCATTCCTGGCAATGTTCTTCTATGTCTCTACCACCAGCAAGCATTGCTTGTAGTGCTGAGTAGTGAATGCATTTATCTAACCTTTCATCCAATCCGTCCGGAACTTCCATTTTTCTGGTCGGTGCACTGACAGTCAGAATCTGGTCTGACATGTCCTAACCAAAGACTTGTCTGCAGACGCACCTTTGACCAAAAAGCAGAACGAAGCAGACATCAACACACTAACATTGTTATGAGGTGACAACAATAATGGCACTCGCTCCGTTCTGCATTAATAGGGTTTAAAAAAGGTGTAAGAGCATAAAAGGAGGGGCGAAAGCCCCTCCCCAGATATATAATACATTACACCTCTTTCAGTATAAAGGAGGCCGAAGCCTCCCTCGCCATTTATTTGCTCGGACACCTACATTACCAATTATAGGTGTGTGAGTATAAAGAGGGAAGGAGAAGCAACAAACCTTCCCTCGAATCTCGACCCATTTCAGAGATGAAAAACTCGTTCTATGACATTAACTATACATCTACAACTTCTTCATCCTTCTGCTTTTCCTTGAAAGCAGAAATCCTGTCAAGTATTTCAGTAGCAGTAACATTAATATTTATGTTTTCTTGTTTTATGTTTATCTTTTCACCGTGCTGTAATCTATGCCATTGTAGTAACGTCTGGCCTAATTGCGTCATCTGGTTCGCATTCTTACAATGTGCTTTTATCCCTTGTAAGTAAGTTCTGATATCTAACGCAGACGAGTTTGGATCTGTCATTATCTGATAAAGCTTCTTTGCACCTTCATTATCTAAACCCTTCTTTTTTAACTCTCGGATTTGGGCTGCGAGCTTTTTTTTTGGACTAATGACCGCACCACCCTTTTTTCCCATCTCTCGAGCTCGTTTCGAGTTAATAGGGATTAAATTTTGCTCATTTGCCATTATTAACCTTCCAATACGGTGTATTTTTATTATTCTTTCGCTTCAGACCAACATACTTAAATTGTATGTCGCCATCTGAAAGTTTCCCAATAGGCAAGATTGCGCCCTGGAAATATTGCAATGGACTTCTTTCTTTTCCGAGCTCCGTCCATGTTTGAAATAATACATCTGACCATTTCACCAGTCTGCGCTCAAAAGATGCTTTCGGTCCAACTCCTGGATTTATTAAATCATGTGCCAATGTTTTATATGCCCAGTCCGGAATCACGTCTTTGCTTGTAATAATCTTTCCGTTTTTTGCCTTTAACAAAGCTTCTGTTCCTTGCTCCCTTTGCCAATTTCCAAATACTTTATGTTCTGGTGAAATTGCACAACAGCAACCATAATCATTCAATTGTTTCCAACACGGATCACTTACTCCAATGTTCCAACCTAATTCCTTACAATAATCATATATTGCGAACATTATTTGTTCCGTCCACGAATGATGAGGTCGCATACATGCTTGTATCTTACCAAATCGTTTATATATACCATTTAATGGAATTCCAGATATTTGTTCAATCTCTTTCCATTTCTTTTTCAAATCTTTTGTTTGCCTTCCAGGCACAAATCCAACTTCATAGCTAATATTGCGACATCCAGCTTTATGTGCCATATCAATAAGTTCCTTCCATGCATTAGGATGGTTCTTTGTTGAATCACTTATTCCTGGCAATATTGGTCTAAATCGAAGGCATGTCTCAACTCCGACTTCTTCAAGTCTGCGCATACATTCAATTCTTTCCGTTGCAGATGGTGCTCGTTTATCAATCTTAGCCAAAATTGCGTCATCACAAGTTATTATACTAAAATGCACTCTGAACAGATGCGGTTTATCTTTAACTGCATCTATATACTCATCCAATAAGAAAAGATTTCCTTTCGTGCTTATTCTAACTGGCTGGTCATATTTTTTTACTATTTCTGCAAACTTTAAAAACCACCCTTGATTTCGTTCAATATTATCCAACGGATCTGTGATTGCTCCTAATTGTATTGGTGTAGGATATCCATTTTTTTTCTTATGATAATTCAATGCATATCTTATTTGTTCCCCTCTCTTGCCACCACCACCGCCCAGAATTCTGTCTATCATCGCCAGGCTTGTTTGTCCCACCTCTTTTGAAAAGTTTTCTCTGTGTTGTATCAAATTGTTACTAAAGCAATACAAGCATCCGAACGAACAAACACTATGACTATCTATTGCAACTGGCAGAGCACAATCAAAACCATCGCTTGTATATCTTAACCCAGGATAGCTTCTAAGTTTTTTCTTTACAGGTTTACATACAGTTGCATCTTTACAATGTGCAGAGTATTTAAAACATTCTGCACAAACATTCTGTTTCTCGCATCTAAGCATCCTTGATGACCTCATAAAACCATTCTGGATCCATCAGATTTTTTCCTGAAAGTTTAACTTTATTTTTGAGTTCGTTATATTTTTCTTCATCATTGTAATATTCTACATAGAACCAGTTGCTATTCTTGGTAGTGCTTTTCTTTCCATCATCAAATTGTGACACAAGTTCAGTAAATTCTTCCTTGCTATAATCATCAGCATATAAGTTCATATTTCCGACTTCCTCTTCTGAAAATCCCCACTCTCTCAGTTCTTCAGGATTAAACGCTTCTGAAAGTATAGCAAAATCAAATTCTCCTGTATTCTTGTTGCTTCTAATGTTATATTCTTCCACTTCTTTCTCTGTCAATTTTCTATTCGGCACCCTGACTTCAATTTCTTCTTCATCCCTTCCCAATATTCTCAATGCTTGTATTCTTTGATGGCCAGCCACAATAGTTCCATCCACATTTATTGCAGGCAATTCCACAAAATTAAATTTTTCTATTGACTTTTTTAATTGTTGCATTTGTTCATCAGTAATCTTTCTTGGGTTGCTATTATACGATTTCAAGTTCTTAATTGCCCTCTTTTCCGTTCTCCATTCCAATTCATCCATTTTTCTGGCACCTCAGTATAATTTCGTCTCCCATTTGCAATTGAAGACATGAATAGTCTGCGTTTGGCTCAACAAACCTGTTTACTTCTTGTATTGTCGTAATATTGTGTATTTCAACTGGATGTTCATTAATATTAGTATAATAGTCCATATTCAAGTCTGGCCTATCATAGTATATATGGAAACAAACAGCAATAAGCAATATTAATGCAACTCCCCACGCACCGATCAAGATTAAATAATAATTAGTATTATCTTTTTGTGTGGTTGCTTGTGTAGAACTATCAGGCAATACTTTCCTAAGTCTCGGTCTGACTACATTATCACCTTTTCTAAGTTTTCTTTCGACAGCTTCCCAATCTTCCTCCTTTTTCATTCTATCACCTAAAATTAAATATAGGGGAAGATATATATAAATTTTCCCCCCAAAAAAAATTTATTCTACTTTTTGTGCATAGACTACACCTTTCATTTCCTTATTGACCATCTCTTTGGTATGTATCACTCTAACCTTCTTCCCTACCCAATCAGTTGTCTGTTTACCAAACATCTTAATAACGATTGCTTGGCTGGTCCTGTTCATAGTCCACGTTTTTTTCTTTCCATCTGCCAGTTCTACTGCTATTTCGAATCCATCTTTGTCCGATTTGTATGGCAATTCCTCTTTCGGAATTATCTTTCCTTCATCCAGGAATTCCAATTCCATAGTTTCGTCTGGTCCGCCGATATCATCTGGCTTCAGATAGTTACTCAATTCCAGTTCTACCATTTTGTTTTCCTCCATATTTAAAGGCATATATCTTCTTCTGTGACTTCAATATCTTCTTCATCAATATTGGCACAGAAAGTTATATATCCTTTTTTTGGTGAATATAATGTAGCAAATTTGAATCTGTCCATAATCCATTTATTAATTTGTTCATAATTTTCAGGTTTAAATTTGCTGAACAATTCTTTAGTTGATACGAGTTTATTTTCGCTGTTTTTATATAGTTTGTTGAACTCCATTTGTATTTTACCACTTTTAAGTGGTGTGTTACTATTATGATTATCATATACTTCTTTTCTTACTTTTTCTTTATTTTTTGACATTATTTCCTTATTTGACATTATTTCCATGTCCCCACACATCCCATGATTTGCATCAATTTTTTGGCCATTTTTATCTATTGATATGCGTTTGGAAAAAGAATTAATAGGAATAATGTCAAGAAGTCCACTTTTTTCGTCTGTCTGTTCATCACCTATGTTATGCAGAACTGCACGCCTCCGCAAGTGCTCATCTATCTCATCATAAGGGGGAAAATAAGTCATCATGTAAGCATCACGAATGCCATACTCTAATGGTTCCCTGCCCTTGTCTGTCGGTCTTTTGTTTACCAGCAATAAGTTGAGCTCCCCCAGTTTATCAAGGTTTCGCCTGACTCGCTTCTCCACCATCCTTGGTATCTCCACAGCGATCTCTGCCACCGTATATCTTCTGTTATCTCCATTACTAAGCAAGTCCACGATTTCTTTTTGGTCCCTTGTCAATGGCAACAGACTATTCTTAAACAATAATGTTTTGAACGCTAACACCGCATTTTCATAATCTACAGGTTCAGCTATCAGATAATTGTTCTCGTTCCGTTTCCTGCTATATTGGTGTAATGCACAGCTTGCTTTTATATAATCCAAGAAACGAGGAAATAATGTTCTAATCATGATACTGTCCACAGGAAACAATTTTGCCACTTTTTCTGCGAACGGAATTGACACTTTTACTGGCATTAGTCTTGTTTGTGCCATGACAAGCGAACTGTCTATTTTTTCTTCTTCTGCGGAGAACAGCTTGTCCGCATTCATCAATTTTTTAGCTTGATGGTTAATTATTGCGCTTGTTTGTTTATCTGATTCTGTCAAGTTCAATATATTAAATCTCCTCATAAGTTCAATTGTTGGTATGCCTTGCGCTGTTGTCACGAAGATGACAGGTTTCCCCACGACTTCTATATCTACTGCTCTTTGTTTAATCACTATTGTTGCGCATGAACCAGAACTGCACATGACTTTAAACACATCAGAATTAATGACCGAGTTACTGAGGTCTTCTCCATAGAATATTTTACCGTCCCATGTCCATTCTGGATCAAACTTTTTATTTTTCCAATATGTGAATGCTGTTGGTGAGATTCTTGTTCTTTTAATCCAATCTCTTGATGGTATAACTTCTAATGTTTTCGTAGTCACCCAATCTTTCCCTGCGCCAGACTCAGAATTTATCAATAGGTTATATGACGCTGGATTTGCATTTTTCACCAATCTTCCTGATGCACATATAAACATGGTTATAATTGCTTCTTTTTCTCCGACAACCCTTTTTTGTGCTTCGTTTAGCATGAACTGCAAGAGTAGAGGAGATTTTAATATTGCAAAATATAGCTGATCTCCAATCTCATTCTCGCTCTTTAGCTTCCTCAGCTCGGTTTTCGCCGTTTCAGAATCCTCTTTTTTCATCACTTTTTCTGGCACCTTTTATTTTTTGTGCTTCTGGCAAACTTTATAAATTCTTCTAAACTGCAGATTTATATTCTGCAGTATATATATCCAAGCCCACATATAAACATTATAGGCCACACCCACACAAAACGACGCCTCTTTCTGCATTCCCGATTTATTTGCTGTTTAAGGCGACTTTCTTGCACAGGCATAAACATACCGCCTGGTCCCTAATTCGTCCTAATTTCTCCTTTAAAATCGTCGGATTGTCCCAAAGTATATACTAAAGCCTCTATATCGCGAAACAGAGGTTGCAGTTTAATAATCTTTAAATAGTTGTCCCACTTAACTATTTAATATAAAGTGGTGCTGTTTATTTAAAAAAACGGAGTAAAAAAAATGGCAAATAAAGCAATGAAAAATATTAAAATAGGCATTGAGGTCGAATGTGTTATTAATGCCGATAAAGTGAGCGTGAATGCTGGTGCTTACCATAGCGGAGTGCGACAGCCAGGCTTACCTTTATGGAAGGTTGAGCGTGATGGCAGTCTGCGGAGCAATGGCGAGTTCGAGAATGCGAGGACTTGCGAGTTCGTGAGCAATGTTATTAGAAGCAAGAATGGCTATAATAAGGCCTTAAAAAAATTGCAGGAATTTCTGTCTGCTGGAGATAGCTACGACATGTGCGAAGTTGTTGCATTTAATAATAGTTGTGGTAGCCATGTGCATTTTTCCATTAAAGACTTTAACTTTAAGGAGAATGTTGTTTTTAAAAAGTATAGGGGCATTAGAAAACACTTTTTAAAGCGAATTGATAAATCTAAAGTTTTAAGCCAGGAAACAAAAGAAGCTATTAAAAAGCAATATGTCAGAAACTACGCTAAACGGTTGACAAGAGCGAGGATGGAAAGAAGCGTAAGGCATACCGAATTTAATTTCTCGAGTGAGGACATTGGCACAGGCCTTGAATGGCGAAGCATAAACTTAAACAATGTGCAAGACTGGGAAGAATTCCATGAAGTGTTCAAAATAATTTATGAATGCCTTGAATTTTTATACAAGCTTTCAACCAAATACACGAGCACATATAACCAGCGTATCCCTGACGTGCATGGCGACAGGAACAATGGTTATGCATTAAAGTTTAAGGTTGCATACGACAAGAAGAAAGATGAAAGTATTGTTTTAACCTTGACAGCAACCGACAAACTGCGCAACATATTAAAGCGTGCAATAATCGAAGAAACGACAAGGTTCACAATATTGGGCAACAAAAAATATACCAGATATAAAGTAAAGCGTTCCAGGGTTGACGGAGCGACTGGCGTTTATTTTTGGGAGATGTTGTTCGCCAAAAGATTGGTGGACAATGGCACCTTTGAAGTTGTGCTACCGAACACAGCATATATTAATAGGATGATGGACAACCTAAAAACAGCAAGCAAAAGGTTAATCTATGCTGAATATATAGATAGCTTGGGTGACTAAAAATGTGCAACATAAACATTTTAATTAAGGACAAAAAGGATAGCTGGAACGTCGCCAGTTTCATGATGGCAGTGACAGCTTCCAGCTATTCTCGTAACCCTGACGGAGAAGGGCTATTTTGTGATAGCGACAGCAAGAGTTTGTTTATTAAACAGAACCAGAAGATTAACTTGCTAAATTATGGCAAATTGTTCAAGGATGGTAAGTTTATAATAACACACCAGCGACTCAGCACAAGCGGATTCAACCAAAGATGGCACCATCCTTTTGTGAATAAAGACTTTGTATTCGTGCATAATGGCATAATAAATCGTTTCCTTGGAAAGAAAGGTAGCGATTCATATGGTTTTTTTATGGCGTTCACTGCATTATTCAACAAATTGCAGACTGGCACAAGGGAAGAGCGTATTGTGCAGAGCATTAAGCACTTATTGGATGGTCTTGATGACGGCAGTTATAGCATTGCCATTTATGACAGAAGGACGGAGAAATTATACTATTGCAAGAACAGCATGACAAATATTCACTTTTTTAGATTTGCCAGGAAGTTGTACATAACAACCCTGCATAGTAATTCAGAATTTATCCCAATGTTAAGCAAGCAACACACAGAACTTGACATTAAGGACTACACTATTTACAGAGCAAACAAGAAACAAGGGGAACCAGTTTCAGTTTATAGCATTGCTAACATAAAAGAACCAGAACCACCAAAGGAGACAGCAAAGGAAGAGACAACAAAGCAAAAAAAGAAGACCAAAGACGAAGTGCAATGCTATGACTATAACCCTTTCGAGAAATATTCGTGTCAAGAAACATATTAAAACATATTATTAGGAGGCAGATTAAAATGGAAACTGACGAAAATTTCACTTGTGCGTTTTGCGGTTGCAAAGACTGTCCGCAATGGATGTATGGTGGCCAGTCGGAAGATGGCGAACCCATCTGCGACCATTGTGCAGACAAGACAAGAGAATATTACCGAGACGTGCAAGAACACCACAAGGAGGAGGACTAAAATGAGAAAATTTATAGTATTGACGACTAATTGTCTTAATCAAGGAGAAGTTTATATCTCTGAAGTTATGGCAGAAAGTTTAGAAGATGCTTACGAAAGAGTTAATGATGAAGGTTGCCACCAATATGACAACCATGCATTATTTACTTGTAAGCAATGGAACAAATTAAAAAAACAAATAAACAAAAAATAGGAGGCGAATGTAAATGGTAAGACTACAACTAACAAGGAAACAAGCAAAATATCTGGCGGAGGTAATGGGCAACTGCGTGATTGCGACTATTGAAGACTTAGAGCATCATGGCGAAGGAGAATCAACTTCAATGCTAAATTTAAAGGAAGCAAAGAACCTGTTGCAAAAATTAGAGAAATTGAAAGGGGCGCAGATAGGATTGCAAGCAACTGCGGAGGGATAAAAATGGCAAAAGATGACTTAGAGCTAAAAGACTTAAGACAATATTATGGCACGGAGAAGTATTATAAACTGCCAATTTGTAAGTCTGTCTATACTGACGGAATCAAATACATTATGGAGAATGGTTATAGTTGGTTCGTCACTGATAGCTTAATAGTGGCAGAATCAAAGTATAAGGACGCAGAGTTCATAGTAATTAAATTAAAAGTGCGAGAAAGTGGCGCTTATGTAACTCTTGAAGATGGTAATGGCAAGATGCTCTACTATCAAGAATATGATTATACTGACGCAAAACGCGATTTAGTTCTTTACTGGACAGATGGCGTATTAATGCTTCAGGGAGAGTATTGAAGATGGATTTTGGAGATTCGGTTGATGAGCGTGATGCTTGGTATGAGTTTGTCGAGTTCATCTCTGGCACTCAGCCAGGCACAGAGAAGACTATAACATTTAAATGCGGAGAAGTTTACCGCATCCGGAGGGAAAAATGACTTATGAGGGAGAGATGGCAATAGCAACTGAGTTAATGAATGTATCGAAGCAGTTGAACCAAATAAAATTTTTAATGAATGCAATTTGGCTCGAAACGAAGAAAGAACGGAGGCTCAATAAAGATGATAGAAAGTAAAGGTATGACTACATATCGTGGTCTTCGGAATAATGCAAAGTTATGGAAAGCATTGTGTATTCGTTTAGTCAACCGTGACCTTACAAAAGAAGAATATTTGAACTGGTTGCAGTTGTGTGCGATACGAGTGCCTACTGACGCAGAGGTTGATGAACAAATAGACAAAGCGAACAGATTGCTCGATGCATCTGTGGAGGAATGAAGATGGCTTTTAGCAAAAAGAAGTTTGAAACAGAGATAGAGTTATTGCAAGATGAGAAGGATAATATTATCCTTTTTGGTGTATTTGGCATGCTCTATAATTGGTACAGACGAAGGAAGCTTGAATATACTGCTTAATGTATCGATGGAGGTTGAAAATGACTGAAGAAAAGAAGCAAATCGTGGAGAAGGTCAATACTGACAGTATAGAATTGACCAAGAATAGCAAAGGTTTCAACTGGGTGATCAAAGCTTACGGTGATGACCATCGTCAGATTGAGCGAAAGCTTAGACATTTAAAAGCTGTTGCTGAAGGTCTTGCTGGAACCGAATAATGTTTCCTCAGGCGAAGGCAAGAGGCCAATTGCACAAAGGGTTTCATTTCCCTTTACTCCTACCTCTTGCCTTTTTTTTATTTTAGAAATATTTATATATAACTTAGTATATACTGGTGGAAAGATGGTGAAAAGAGAGTGGAAAAAGAAAGCTTTGATCTTATCTCATATTAGAAGTATTGAAACATTGATAAAGGACGCTCCTAAACAATATTGGGGAGAATTTCCTAATAGTTTCAAAGAAGACATTTATAGGATGCGAGAAATACTTCTTGATTTAGAGAAAAGAGTTGATTGTTTGGAGGCAAAATTTTAAGATGGTAAAACGAGAACTTTCTAAAGAAGAAAAAGAGCGGTGCGAAAGACAACTCGAACGGCTTGATGGAGATAAAGAATATGAAGAATTTGCGGAAGAGTATGCAAGATTAATGCTTGACAAAGGTCTTGAGCAAAACTATAAGAAACAAAGACGAGATTTTCAGGATAAACTGAAACTTGCAAAAGATAATCTTAAGCAAATCACAGCGACGCAAGAGTTTGTGCGAGACCAGCTTGAGAATGGTGTTGAGGAAATTAAAGAAGACAAAGAAAATAAGGAGGATTAAAGATGGTAGATGTAAACATATTTCGTGAGCAGAACGCTGACGAGAAGAAAGAATTCCAGCCGATTGGCAAGAAAACTTTCCAGGACGTTGCACGACAACATTTGATTTCTATTGAGAAAGAACAAGTAAAGAAACACTTACCTTTTTGTTATCGTTGTGCGAAGATGGATCTTCAGGATCTAATTGATAAGAAAATGATTGAGACGGTGCGTAGCGAGAGCAAGCTTGTGGAGACAAGTCCGAAGATTGAGCTCGAGAAGATAGATTTCGTCCAGAAGTATGGTGAGAAAAATTTTGAGATGTTAGGTTCTTCTGAAGTTATTGAAAAAAAGTTACTTGACGGCATCAGGGCTCCAGTCAAGACTGGTTATCAGTATGAGTATAAATGCAAGAAGAGAGGTTGTTGGTGTAGCGTTTTCGTTCCTCTTTCTGAGCACGAGAAGAGGCAGAAGAAGAAGGGCTAAAGATGGCTGAAGAAAGATACCATAAAGTTAGAGAAATTGTCAAGAAGAAAACGTCAGTAGTCTATGGTATCACGATTCCTAAACATATAGCTGAAGATTTTTTAGGTTTAGATATGAAGATAGTTCGTAGCGGTAGTTGTATAGTGTTAGAAAGTATTTAGTATCAAAACAAGAGGTGATTTAAGATAGTAGAACAAAAACATATATACTGGCTTAGTGACAGTCCATTCTCAAACACAGGATTCAGCACAGTTTCTCTGAACGTGCTGAACGGACTTGATAAACGTGGTTGGAAATGTAGTTTCCAGTCGCACAATTATATCGGCCAGACCTTGCCGAAGGGAAGTGTAAGATTGGCGGATGGAACACCATTCAATTTCGACCTGTATGGTCACGGAAGAGAACAATACGCAAGAGACCTTCTTCAGCCACGAGTTCGAGAACTAAGACCGCAAATCTTCGGCGTTCTTCTTGATACTTTCATGTTATATCCTTGGTATCTGCAACAAAATTATGCGCCAGCGAAAACTATGTTTTATTTTCCAAGTGATGGTGGTGCATGTCTTCCGCAAGGGTGCGAAGCGATACTACAGAAGTGCGACCTACCGATAGCAATGTCTAAGTTCGGCCAGAAACAAGTCAAGGAAATACACGGAATCAATGCAGAGTATATTCCGCATGCAGTAGATCCAAAGATATACTATCCTTTAGAACCGGAAGAAAAACAAAAATTGAAAGCAAAATTAGGCTTGTCCAACAAATTCGTGATCGGGGTTATGGGCAGAAATCAAGGCAGAAAGATGCATGATAGAATCTTTAAGATGTTTGCCAAGTTCGCTAAAATGCACCAAGACGTTATTCTTTTCTGCCACTTTGACCCCAACGATTTGGCTGCGGTCTTTGATGTGAAACGCTTGATGCAAAGATTGAACGTGGCAAACAGAGTTGTCTTCTCTGGTGTGAACTACTTTCGTGGCTTCACTTACGAACAAATGAACGAAGTCTATAATGTGATGGATGTTTATCTATCAACAACAAGCGGAGAAGGTTTCGGTATCGGCACGATTGAAGCAATGGCTTGCAAGATTCCTGTCATCAATATCGCATACACTACTACTGAAGAATTAGTCATTGCCAATAATGCAGGAGAAAGCATCAAGCTTGTAGGTTGCGAAGAGATGTCATTATTGTCAACACCGAGCCAAGAGTTCGATTACAAGATGATGAACGGAACTATCACTGGCAGTTGGTGTGTTGAGCGCGGCATCTGCGACCTTGACGATGGTGTCAAAAAGCTCGAGAAGTTATATCAAGACGCAAAGTTAAGGGAAGATTACGGCAGGAACGGCAGACGTGCAGTGCTAAGAGACTATACTTGGGACGTTGTGAATGACGAGTTCGACAGACTGCTCACAAGATTGGTGAAATCATGAAAGCAAAATATTTTATTAAAAAAGAATATGCTGTTAATATACAAAAAGGAGATATTATTGAAGTTTCATTAGTGGAACATGATAAGTATGGTATTGATAGGCATATTTTTGTTGAAGGAGAAGTCAGTTGTATCCGCAGAGATCCAAAAGGAGAGTTCGCAGTAGTTTACATAAAATGAAGCGTGTTTATTTGATAAGTCCCAGCGAACAAGGTTTGCTTGCGAATGCTGGTGACAGACCACCATTAGGAATATTATACATTGCTTCGTATCTTCGAGAAAATGGCGTCTCTGTTCGTGTCGCTGATATGAACCATATGAAGATTTCGGAGTTAGCTGATGAACTGATGCACTACTATCCGACCTATATTGGTATCAGTTTCAGCACTCCATTATACGAACGAGCAGTCCAGTTATTACGTTTTTGTCGTGCGTTTGTGCCGAGAGCAAAGTTTGTCGCAGGAGGTCCGCACCCTTCCGCTTCGCCAGAAAGTTGCGATGAGTTTGATTATGTAATTGTGGGGGAAGGAGAAGAAGCAATGTTGGAGTTAGTTACAGATGAAAGTTATTAAAGCGAAACTGATAGAGAATATTAACGAACTTCCGTTGCCAGCGAGAGATTTGCTCGACATGAAGAATTATAATTTGATGCAAGATGGAAAACGAACCGCAACGCTCATCACGAGTAGAGGATGCACAGGCGTTTGTGCGTATTGCTCTCGAAAATCACTTGGCAACAAATTCAGAGCTAACACACCTCGCAAAGTCATTCAAGAAATCAAGAGGCTTATGGAATATGGTTATGAAAGTTTTTACTTTCTTGACGACATGTTCACTTACGATAATGAAAGGGCTGAAGAGATTGCAGACCTTATTATCAAAGAAGGGTTGAATATCACTTTCAGGATCACAACCAGAGCAGACACAGTAGATTATGACTTGCTCAAGAAGTTGAAATCTGCAGGTCTTGTAATGTTGAGCATAGGTATCGAACACGCAGACAACGAAGTTTTAAAAAAGTCACTCAAGAATATGACAATCGAACAGAACGAACAGGTCATAGATTGGTGCAACGAACTTTGCATTGAAGTGAAAGGTTTCTTCATCCTGAACTTGCCAGGCGCAACAGAAAAAACCATCTGCAAGACTTTAGATTTTGCGAAACGAAAAGGTCTTAAATATGCAGACTTTTATATGCTGACTGCGTTTCCTGGCAGTAGTTTGTGGAATTTCCCTGACAAGTTCGGTATGAGATTGCTTGATGATAATTTTCATTTTTTCCAGGCATGGATGGGCAAGTATCCGCAGATCAATATTGATAGCAAAGAACTGCCAAAGGAAAAGATTATAAAGTTATGGGGAGAGGTAATGCAAGAATGGAACAAGAAAAAATAAAAAAATATATAAGAATTATTGAAGATATGGAAAGTGAACTATATTTATTAGAATGGACATTAAACAGAACTCCTGAAGAAGAAATAAAATTTGTAAAATTATTACAAGAATTTAGGGATATATATGGAATAAATTATGGTCAAGTAGTAAAACCTTCGGATATTTTAAGAATTGTAGGTGCGTTTTTAACATGGTTGGAAAAAAATTAATCATTGCATTGATAGGGCAGGACGTGGAGAACGTCATCCGTCTCTGCTTAGATAGTATTAAATCTGTAGCGGACTATATAGTCTTTGTTGATGGTGGCAGTAAAGATGATACAATGTATATCCTTCAGCAAGAATATCCGCAAGTTCATATTATAGAACAAAGATACGAGCATGAGAATAAAGGGGCGAACGGAAAAGCGAGGAATGTCTATCTTGAATATGTGAAGAAACATTTCGATGGCGAATGGTGTCTTGTCTTGGATCCTGACGAATGCGTTGACCAGCCAGACATCCTGCGTAAGTTCTTAGATGATATTGAGAAAAGAGAAGATATAAAAGGAAGACAATTGATGTTCAATCCGAGAATGGAACACTTCATTTATTCATTAAGATATATTGATGCTACACAAGAGAAACATTTCTGTCCGTGCCGATTATTCACTATACACAACCATCTCTATTATGAAGAAGTCGAACATCCTGTTCTTCATTCTCACATTCCTATTCTAAACGTCAATCTTGAAGGTTTCACTATCTTTCATTTTGCGTATGCGAAAGCAATGTTCGAACTTAAGAAGAAGTATCTCAACCATCTCGAGAAATCTAACATACACGAACCAGAGTTCTTAGACTGGTGGTATCATGCACATCTGCTTGGCGAGTATCCAATAAAGGCAGTAAATATTGATGCTCTGCCGAAAGTCATCAAAGAACATTTCATAATCAACGACGACTACCTCTATTTCAGAAACAGAGGTATGATTGAAGAAAAGCATTGGATGGATGCTCACCATTGGAATAAATTTTTCCAGCCAAAGAAAGCACTCGTCTGTGGTTGTGGGATGGGACAACGAGTTTATACATTAAGAGCAATGGGTGTGCAAGCGTTCGGTTTCGATATTAACAAGTATGCGATAGAAAGAACTAACTGCAAGGATATTGACAAGTATATTAAGGTTGATGACATTACCAAGATTGAACATTTCCAGGATGATCATTTCGACCTTGTTGTATGCTATGACGTTCTTGAACATTTAGATCCTGATAGCTTATCTATAGCTCTTGAGAAAATCTATAAAGTTGGGAAGGAAAACTTTTTGTTTTCTATCCCCTTTATAGGCGATCCTAACCTTGACGCAGATCCTACTCATAAGATAAAACAAACAAAACAATGGTGGATAGAACAGATACAGAAGGCAGGTTTCCAGTTAAGATTGCCACCGAAGCATTTCTTATACAAACACCAAATAATATTAGCGAAAAAATGATAAAAAAAATAGCGAGGGAAGTTGAAGAATGGGCAGGAACATTATTATTAGTAGTTTTTGCATTACTTGTAATTGTAATATTTTTTCCAGTTGCATTCTTCATGCAGAAAAATGATATTAGGAGAACAACAAATCGGAAGGCCTGAAAAGTTTAAAGTGGCAATCTTAGTTCCAACAGTGCCAGGGAACGAAAATACATTGATGGATTGTCTTTGTCATATCATAACCAATAGTAAAAATTATGATTATGAGATCATAGTTTATAAGAATAATTTTGAAGGATATACTCCTGCGATAAATAAATTAATAACACAAGCTTTTTCAATACCTGATATACAAGCTGTCTTCATGCTGAACGATGACATCAATATCCAAGACGAAGAGTGGCTCAGTAAGTTTATAGAAGCAATAAAAGAAAATACAGGAGTTGTCTGTCCGTTATCTCATTGGAGAAATGAACATTGTAGTATGGGTTTTTGTCTAATGCCTCGTCCAGTTCTTGAACAAATGAAAGCAGAAGAAGGCAACTATTTCGATGAAAGGTTTAAGATATTGAACTGGGATGATGTGGATATGAGTGTTCGTCTGCAAGAAGCTGGTTATGAACTTGTAAAGATTAATGACCATAATAAACCAAATAAACCAATGTTTCATCACAAAGGTAGTCTCTCCACTAAAATGTACACTCCTGCGATGGTGGAAGAGATGAAACAAAATAAATTTAGGTTCAAAGAAAAATGGAAAGGTACTCGTTGGGAGAAAAAATGGAACTGAAAGAATTATTTGCAAAGCATAAAGATAAGACATTTATCGTAGTCACACCTAATAAAGGGAACTGGGGCGATGAACTTATCCGGCAAGGTGCGAAAAAGTTATTGCGAGAACTTAATATTAAATATGAAGAATGGAGCCGTAGTGGTTTCGAGTTTGATCGTGGTGAAGATATAATTTTCTATATACATGGTGTTGGTGGTTTTGGTCGCACATATCCTAATGTATTGAGCAAGGCAAAAGCAATCCGTAAGCATTATCCTAATAATCTTATAATCTATGGTCCTTCTACTGCAATGGTAGGAGAAGAACATCTCAAGCAAATGAAAGATGAAATGATAACTGATGATAAATTCATTCTTTTTGCAAGAGAAAGGACAACATTCAATTACCTACGTCATAACTTTCCTGACCTTAACCTATACTTGGATGTTTGTCCTTCTCTTCATTTAATGAAAGAAGACCTTATCTCAAAAAATATTTCGCAAGACGAAATCAAGATACTTACTGCAATAATGGCGAGGGAAGATACTTTCGAGAAGCCAGAAACTGAACCTTCTCAGTTTTCTATCGCTGGATCTATGCGTTTTGATCCTGTAGATGCACGAGATTTCGCTGAGTTCATTAATTATCATTTATATTCAGGAATAATATATACTAATCGTTGTCATTCTGCAATCTTAGGAATGATATTAAATAAACCAGTATATATGTCTAATAATAATTATCATAAAAATAAATCTGTATGGGAGTATTGTCTTAAAGATAGAGGCGTGCAATGGATAGGAAATTAAATCTTGGGAGCGGTTTTCGGCCACGAAAACAAAATGAAGGCTGGATCAATATAGATATTGAAGAAGAATGTATGCCTGACATTGTGCGTGATGTAAGGAAAGGTCTGCCTTTTGATGATAATAGTGTTGACTATGTTTATGCTTCGCACTTTATGGAACATTTTGAATGGGAAGATTTCATCTTCTTGATGAGTGAGATATGGCGAGTATTGAAACCAGAAGCAACCTTCGAGATGATAATTCCTCACTATAAGCATGAGAATGCATTTGACATTGACCATAAGATAGTTATCACGCCAAGAACTTTTCGAGTTTTCCAGCGAGGCTTGAAAGCTACAAGTTCATATAAACATTTCAACAATAATAAAGTTTACTTCAAAAAAGCAGAGATATTTGATGATTTCGATGGAACGAGGGGCGAACCGCAACTATACTGCAAGTTCAAAGCAGACAAATAAAAATGGCAGAATTAAATAGTTTTAATCAGTTGAAAGTATTGCATTGGAAAGATAGGATAGAAAAGATTATAGATGGAGGTTTCCCTCCACCTGTCACAGTAGAGATAGATCCAAGCAATAATTGTAACCATAACTGTCCGCATTGTTTCTATAAAGAGTTCAGGGAAGGAAAGAATAGACATCTGCCGAAGAAAACTTTATTTAATATTATAGAACAATTAATATTAGCTGGTGTTAAATCTATAACCTTTACTGGTGGTGGTGAACCTCTCGCTAACGCACACACAGTAAAAGCATTAGAAAAGTATTCAGAACATATAGATTTTGGTCTTGTCACGAATGGCGGTATGCTGAAAGGACACGAAAAGATTATAGTAAAGCATTGTAAGTATGTAAGGATAAGTCTTGATGCTGGTTGTGAATATGCACACAAGAAGATGCATTGCAGTGATGATTATGACAGAATCGTGGAGAGCATCACTACTCTCGCTAAGCTTAAGAAGGAACTCAAAAGCGAGATAGAAATTGGAGTTACCTTTCTACTTAATGAAAATAATGCGGATGAACTCGAGAAGTTCGTATTCGTTGCTTCAGGGACAGGCGCAGACTTTGCTTATATTCGGCCAGAAATTGGTTGGGAGAAAGAGTTTCCTAAAGACTTCATCCCAGAAGTCAAGAAGAATCTTAGAAGATGCAAAACATACGAAAGTAAGCGGTTCAAACTATACATAAACATTCCTCGTATTAACCAAGTCGTGACGAAGGAAAAGACGTTCAAGCGTTGCCTTAGCACCCCTCTCATTTCAGTGATCGGTGCCGACGGCAATGTTTATCTTTGTTGTCAATGGCGTGGCAGTCCTCTGCATGTCATTGGCAATATTTACAAACAAAAGTTTAAAGACTTATGGGGTGGAAAACGACACAGAGAGATCCTAAAATGGATAGATGTCAATAAATGTCCGCCCTGCCGGAACGGAATATATAACGAAATCTTTGAGAGGTGTATTATAAATGACGGACTCAGACAAAACTTTTTATGAGGGAACTTTAGAAGAAATTAGAACAAAGTATGTAATTATAGAAACGAACGAAAAGAAGATAATCTTAATTCCTTTGGATAGCATTTGTTCTATGGAATTATTAGATTTTGAAAATACTACTTGGGTGAAAACACAAGATAAAAATCTTGACGAAAACATAGAAGATACAAAAGTAAAGGTGATTGTAAGATGAACCACGAAATTGACGTTCTCGTCACAACAAAAGATAGACACAGCGAGATAGCTTTGATGGTGCAAAGTCTTAGGACGCAAACCTTCCAGAAATGGAATCTTATCATCTTGGATGATGCGAGCGGAACGCCAATCCAAGCTTGTGGTTTTCTTTCTATGCTATTGAACCAAGTTAAGCTCGAAGGACATAAAGTAAAACATCTAAGGAACGAAATCTCGTATGGAGTATGTGCTGCGAGAAATACTTTGATAGATGCGCAACTTAATTGGAATAGTAGTGCTGACTTAATCTTGCGTGCTGATGATGACGTAATTTTTGAGCCTGACTATCTTGAACGCTTGATTAAAGTTATAGATTCTGGCTATGATCTCGCTTCTGGTATTGTCCCTATTTGCGGACAACCTATCCCTGTGCGAAAGATAGATAAGATAATGCCAATTATAAACGAACATAAGCTTGACGAGAATGGAAATCTTACGCAATTAAATGATGATTGTGGCTACAAATATACAGAAGCTAAGGTCCTGCCCACACACCATTTCAGAACTAATTGTATGTATAAGAAAGAAGTCCACGAAAAAGTCAGACATCCAACAAATCTTACGCCAGTAGGTTTTCGTGAAGAAGGCTTTTTTTCTATGAGAGCAATCTTGCTCGGCTACAAAATTGGAGTTGATACTGGTGCGGTTGCGTATCATGCAGTTTGCCAGAGCGGTGGTTGTCGTTATCCTAATTATGGTGAATGTGTCCAGACAGATGAGAAGACCTGGCGTGATTGGATCAAGGAAAAGTTCATTGAGCACGGTGACTTCATAGCTGATTATAATGGAAGAACTAAATAAATGTATTGTCACGACATGTAGAGAAAATGGAAAAATCTATGCCTACCTTGAAGGGAAACCTTTATGTTACTGTCGTGCGCACAAGAATTTATTTTGGGAGTTCTTAGCGATATGGTATGATTCGCAAGGTTCTCTCGCTAACAATAAGAAAAGGTTGAAACATATATCTAATGTGAAAAAAAGAAGGAGAACTAAAAAATTCAATAAAAAGTTTTTCTTCAACAAATTTGAGAAGGTGAAAAAAAATGAAATTGAACATGATAGGGCCAAGTATCGGCGCAAGTGGATTCTGCAATCATATAAGACAGTTGGCTCTTGCACTGCAAGAGGAGGGCGTCGAACTAAGGCTGGACTCGCCAAAAAACGCTGGTTGGGAGATGCACGTGAGTGATGCTGAATACTTAATGCATACTCGCCCTTTCGACCATGAGATGACATCTGTCTTGATAGGGCAACCCAATTTCTTACCTTTTGTCTGGGCAGAAAATCCGAAGCATACTATTGCTTTCGTGATATGGGAAGGGGATAGAGTTCCAGATTATTGGATACCACTACTTAAAGACAAAAGAACAAGTCAAGTTTGGGTGCCGAGCAATCATGTTAAGAACGCTATTGCTGAAACTACTGCTAATTATGCAGAAACTGCTGAAGAAGCAACGGAAGATTGCTCTAAAATGATAGATAAGATCCATATTGTCCCTCACGGTGTTGATCTCTCGATATTTAATACCTCTGAGAGCCAAATAAGAGCCGATACAGAGCCTTTCACTTTCATAGCTAACAAGGGTTGGTCACAAGGAATAAACGACAGGGGAGGCATACAATGGCTCCTGAAGGCCTACTGTGAAGAGTTTAAGCCAGAAGAAAACGTGCTTTTAAAGGTCAAGATTAATCCGGTATATAATAACCCTAACTGGAACTTAAATGATGAAATCATTAAATTAAATTTAAAGAAGCCACATGCTAATATCGCAGTCTCTACTGACCTTATTGAATTCAAGAAAATGAAAGACTTCTATAAAGGAGACGTTTTCGTAAGCTCAACAATGGCGGATGCTTTTGGTCTTCCTACAATGGAAGCAATGGCTTGCGGTCTCCCAGCAATACAAACTAACTTTGGTGGCCAGACAGATTTCGTGAATAATGAAAATGGCTGGCTCGTGGATTATGAACTGCAAGAAGTTAAACATGATCCAATGTATGAAGGAGTATCTTGGGCAAAACCTAATCTAAATGACTTGAAAAGAGTAATGCGACAATGCTTTAATAACAAGGATCTTGTTGTGAAGAAAGCAGAACTTGCACACCAAGAAGCACAGAAATGGACGTGGCGAAACTCAGCAAAGAAAGCCATCTCTGCCCTCGATAAATTAAAAGAATAAAAGAAAAACAATCTCAGGCCAACCTAATATTGGGGGTATTGGGTAGAAATAAACCCAAGATTGTTTTGTGAAAATTATTTCCTTAATGCTTCTACTTTTCTTGCAATACCATAAGTTGTCAATGGTATGCCAAGAACTGCGGCGATTTGTTTAATTATCTCTGCCCATTGTCCCCAACCGAGTGCTTGTAATGCACCAGCAATACCAATACAAAGAGCACCATAAAATGTCATACTCTTCCAGAATGGTTTATTTTCTTTTTTTGCCATTTATATCAATCCTCCAGATTATTTAATAGATGATATGGTTATAAAACCATAAGTTAATAACGCACTTAATATGCCAAGAGCACCAGTTGCTATCCAGCGAAAGCGAGAATTAGATTCTACTTTCGCAACAAGACCTCGCTGGCCGTTACCGAAGACTGCCTGTTTGATCCATTTAACATCAGTATGTATCTCTGAAATCTTGTTCAAATCTTCTTGTCTCATTTCTTGAATGCCTCTCCTTTGTAACTTTTCACTTCATTCGTGGCGAACCAAATATTGCCATAATATTTATTCTTTCGGAGCGGAATACCATTATAATAATATCTCCTGCAAACCGAAGGATAAAAACTACCTTCCATTGGGTAAAAGTCCATCTCTTCTTCCGTCAAATATAAAGCGTATGCGTGTCCTCCAGCATAAACGCCTCGAGAATCAAAGACGTCTCCTGCACAAACATAGCGTCTGTATCGTGGTATGCCCACCAAACCCCAAGCGTAGCAAATAAGTACAGCATATCCATCGCAATCATCCCTCCATGATTTAAAGATAGTGTAAGGATCTGCCCAGTATTCCGTGCGATTGAACCTGGCAGGATCCGAAACATAAGTTATCTTCTTAGTTATATGCTCAGCGATAATCTGTGCTTTAATGTCCATCTCTGTCTCTTCAGCAACAAGTTTCTCGAAGTATTCTTTCATCTCGGCTTTTTGTTTCGCTGTGACTTTGAATACATCACGGATGTCAATGTAACCTCTCTTTCTCGCATTATAACGAATGTGTCTCGTCTCATACTTTTTATCAATATAGTCTGTCATCTGGTCAGTAAAGTCCTTTCTACCAAAAAATAAATCTCTTAACTTTTTGCTCCATTTAAATCCCATTTAGTCACCCATCCATTGATATGCATATTTAAATATAAGAGGGCTCGCTGTTCCTGAAGGATCTGCTGTGCTCTGAAATCTCATTATCATCTCAGAACCTACTGCCGCACAAGTACCTGCTTGATTTCTTGTTAATGTAATATAGTTAGATCCTGCATCTGCACTGAAACTTGCAGTGATGGAGCCACCAGATATAGTATATGGATCCCAGATTGCAGTTACAGCACGACAATCTTCATCTATTGCAGAACCCGGATTATGAACTGAACTTAGATATGTTCCTGTCGCATGAACTCCATTGATTTTAAATTCTTGTAAACTAAAAGATATTGTAGAATTTGCGATTGCTCCAATATAAATATTTAAACTTGGAGATGCCCAGCTACCAATACCAGCAGGACCAGAACCGTAACCTAAATCTGTCCAATCAGATATAGTTGTCCATGTAGAATCATCAAAACTTCCTTCAGTTTTAAGTTGACCTGCAACATGAGAAATTCTAAAATATAACAGTGTAGAGCCAGTACAACTAAAACCGCTACCAATATGATCTACAGCATTAGTCCAACTCGTGTTATTAGCATTTCTGCAAATAGAACCACCAAATGCTTTAAATGTCATAGATACACCTTGTCCTGCCTGCCCCCAAGCTCCTGCAAAGTTTCCAATCTTAACTTTACATTCGCCATCTCTAAATGTAGAATTGTGCGTTAATGTGCTTGCTACGCTATTACTATTGTTTATTATAAAATCTTCTTCATTATTTGCCGCATCAAAATTTATACTTGTCGCAGCAGTTGAACCAGTCACTGAATATGTACCATCTCGTGATGCTCCTGTAAAATCTGCAGTATAAATATTATTACCAGAATCTATTGAATTAGATATGATCTTTGCAGTGGTATTCATTTGCATATATGTGCTTGCACCACTATAAGTATTAGCATTAAAATTGTCCCAATGTAAATGTTCATAATTGTTTCTTATGAAAGTATAAGTTCCATTCCCATCTAAGTCAAGAATCATCCTCATATTTGTTTTAGAATAAGGCCATTCTGTTCCTAATTGATCACCATAAAGTATATCTCCATCTTTTGGTCGTTCTGCCATCTTTAGTAAACCTCCCAAGTTACTTGTATTTGTAATTCATTTGTCCCATCAAATTGTATCGCAGCGAAACCTTCTCTTTGCCATAGCTTACCACCGCTTGATTCTACAAAAATTCCAAACTCTCTTAATGGCGTTCCACTCATCTCTACACTATTAAAATCAGCAATCATCTCCCATTTTCTTGCAACAGATAAATCTGAGGTAGTGAATGCATTTCTATCAGTATGATGAACTAAGCCAGTATTCGTAACTGAAACAACACCACTACCGCTGCCTATTCCAATGTATGCAGGTTCATTAATATCACTACCTATACGAACCATTGCAGTTTCCTTACCATAAGTTGTAAATACCATTATGTCCAACTACCTCCGCTGTCCGCAGTGTACCAAACTATATCTCCTCCAGAACCGAGATATGGCTGGAGACTACCAGCAGTTACCGCACCAAGAACACCATTCTCTGAATGTCCCAATATAAATGCACTACCAATATTTCTATACTTAACATACCATTCTGCAACTCTGATCCCAAAACTGCCAGTCGCTATCTCTAATCGTGTCAATTCGTCAGCATCATCAATCTCTGCTGCTTGCAATTTCTTAATATCAAGCATCATTTGTTTGATAGTATCAGTAATATCATCTATCTTCTGCGAAACTTTTAATTGCAGAACATTACTATGGAGATTGTTTGCTGGATTAAAGTTATACTTAACTTCTAATATATCAAAAGTTTCGCTATCTACATCATGATACGGAAGGTTAACAATCACAGTATTTCCTGCAGTGAAATGTAGAATACCTTGTAGATTAATCTTGCCCTGTTTTTTCGGCATAGAATTTCTATTAAGTTCATCAAGAACCATGTCTTTCGCAGCATTAGGATCTTTTATATTACTATCAACTATGACTTTCGTATGTTTCCCATAAGTATCTATACTAACTCTATCAAGACCATATTTCACAATAGGAACGCTTCGTTCATAATCTATCTTTATTGCGTCAGTGCCAGAAATTGGGATGTTATTACTTTGTGGGCTCGCACCAGATACGAAGATTACTTGCCGATTATAATAACTTACCAAATATTGAGTAGGACTTCCTGGTGTGCCGACTGTCATCTCGAAGATTCCACCAACTTTTGGTGCGGTGCTACCACCAACATAAACATTAGTATTATGGGGTTTATATGTAAGAGTATAAACACTACCTCCATTCGCAGTAAATGTATCTTGCGCACCAGTCAAGAATCTGTCACCATAAACCCAAACTTCATTAACTATTTCTCTATCCGTTTCTTTAAAATTAGCTTTTATCGCATTAGTATTATCTATCGTTTGTAAGCTCGATACTGAACCTTTCTCTTCAAAATGTAAATTTCTGCTACTATCTACCCAAAAAGTAAATGTGGAAAGTTCGGATAATTGTTTCAGTGCATCAAAGACAGGCGTATGATTGAACGAAATATGATCCACAGTAGTCTCCGTTGTATCTACATATCTCGTTGTAATATTAGGAACAAAAGTATCTATAATATCTTTAACTATAACGCTGGCTTCTTGATTATTATAGACAGTGGGTTCTATTGTTGTATCTTGTAATAATGAAACATAATCCCTGCCTTTGATTATTATTTGTTCTTTCTCACCCTTACCTGCAAATTGTATCTGCTCTAACACTCCTGCAAATATAGGATTCAGTAAGTATATATCAAATGTGTATGGAAATGCATAATTGTGGACATTGATAGAATCATCAGCGAAGACTAAGATTTCGTCACCCACAGTGAAAGAACTCTCGTTGCGACCAGCTTCATTATCGAATAATGCAGTAAAACTCGACGCCGAATTGTTCTCTCCAATCGTGGATCTTACATCTATGTCTCTCGCATTATATAATTGCGTCCCTTCAACATCTATCCTTGCAGTTACAACCATAGTTTAACCTACCGCCATCCAACTAAATGTTTGGCTTGCACTTGTCGTCTCAACATAAAAACTGCCAGCGTTCCAGCTACCAGTCGGCGCAACAATGCTCTCTAATGTCTGAGCACATGATACTATAATATATGGTGTTGATGTAAATGCTGTTCCAAAACTTACCCAGACATTACTGCCTGCGTCTGTTGCTGAACTTCCTGCTTGCACCCATTTCCCCCATGAAGTTACAGAACCAGTTCCAGCAGGAGATAGTTGCATAACATTAGTTCCGCTCATCACGACACTACCAGTAAATATACTATCTGCACCAGACGTTATCTTATCTGCTAAGACGTTCCATTCCGAAGCAGTTAATGTGCTCCCAGTTCCTTTATAATTTAAATCTGTCATTTTATCACCTATGCACTAATCAATAATTGTAATCTTTCTTGTAATGCTTCTGCCACGTTCTCTGCGTCCAGACCTTGAATCGTGCCAATATTAACATTGATACCTCCTACTCCTACTCTTGGACTATTTAGAGGCACTACTGCTTCTGGTCCAGCCTCGCCGATTAAAGCCATTGTTGGACTTCTAACTATGCCTCCATGTTGCATTGTAGGTATTGATGAAGTAAATCCTGAATATGTATGCCCCCTTGATAATATTCTCCCCATAGATTGTGCAGAAAAACCTCCACCTGCACGTTCTGGCCCATATTTCTCTGCAAGTCTTGCCCTTGCTTCAGTAGTTGCACCAGATATAATAGAAGAACCCATTGTAGCCAAAAAGGCTGCTTTTTCTTCAGTAGTTGATTTTCTATCAAGAGTATCCATTAATATCTTTAATTGAGTTGAGAAGTCAGCAATCTTGGGGACAACTTCTTCTGCTTTGGTTTTAGCATCCGCCATTTTTTGATTTAATATTTCTTGTTCCGCAACATATTTCTCTCCAGAAATTTTACCAGCATCATATTGTTTTTCTAACTGTTCGGTTGCTAATTGAAAGGCATATTGATCTTTTGCTAACTGAACAATTGCTTGGCTCGAAGTTATTGTTGCCTGACTGCCTAAAACTTCCGCTTCTGTTTTTACTTCCTGTTTCCCTATTAATTCATCCATAAGACTACTTTCTTCTTCAAGCCCAGCAACTCGTTGTATTTGTTGTTCATTCATATCTTCTTGACTTGTCCCCATTAATTGACCTGCACCGAGCATCATCATTGCAGTTGTAGGATCTGTTGGCAAACCATAAGTCCCAAGTTTAGGTGCGGCTTCACCATACATCTTCTTTAATGATTCTTGCTGTAATGCCATCTGAGCGCCAGTAGCTGCAACTCCAACTGCAAAAGCCCCTATCGTCCCAGCACCAACTCCTGCAAGAGCACCACCAACTCCCGCACCTCCTCCTTTTCCTGCAATTTTTCCAGCAATACCTCCTGCGGTTCCAGTACCTCCGCCAGCAATATTAACATTCGTTGCTTGAACATTCATATTTGCAGTTTTAATAAGACCAAGCGTTTTAGCAATATCCACTCCTTTCGCAACAACACCAGCACCAATTACGGCTGCTCCTGCACCAACAACACCTTTAGAAATCAAACCTCTCATCTCAGGAGATAGTTCTTGGAATGCTGCCACCATTTTAGATAGCCAAGAAACTACAGACTTTATTGGAGGTAATAACTCCTGACCAATATCACGAGCAAGAATTGTAATACTATCTATGAGATTGGATATTTGTCCATTTAAAGATTCTGCTTGTTTATCCATAAGATTAGCAAATCTTCCACCTTCAGAAGACATTGTTTTAAATGCTTTAAGAACAGCATCCGCACCAATCTCGCCTCTTGATGTCATATCTTGTATTTCTGCAGTTGTAACGCCTAATTGTTTTGATAATTCATCAAGAAGCGGAACACCATTAACTGCAAAATCTCTTAATTCTCTTCCAGTAAGCTTTCCTTGATTTTTAACCTGTCCTAAATTAAGAATCAATCTTTGCAAACCTTCTTCTCCCATACCTAAACCTGCAGATACATCTCCAAGATCTTTCAATACTGGCAATACTTCTTCAGCTTCAAAACCAACAGCAAGTAATTGTCTTGCTGCTTTCTCAACACCAGGCAAAGTAAATGGAGTTTTCTTCGCAAAATCTGTAAGTTTCTTTAGAAATTTTTCTGCTTTTTGTGTATCACCAATTAAAGTTTTGAATGCTATTTGGGTTTGTTCAAATTTTCCTGCTTCTCTTGCCATCAATGCAAAAGCGCCTGCTACACCAAGAGCTGCGACCTTTGAAGCTTTCCCAAGCTTAGCCATCGAGGTTTCAGCTTTTTTAAACTCAGCAGAGAATTGATCTACTGCTCTGATAACTATTTGAACTGAAGCTGCCCCTGCAAAACCTCCCATAAAACTGCTCCCAAAACTTCCTAATGCCATTATCTTCTCCGTCTGCCTCGCATAGCTTTATTCTTTTGTTTTTTATATTCGTTCTCTATATCTTTTTGTTCGAAATTGTGACCATCAATCAACATATTTATTTCAACATAAGTCAAAGCATTCATATTAAAGTAAGTATAACCTTGCTTATGTAAAAATACTTCTAACTTACGTTCTCTTTTGTAGGTTCCGAAGGCGTCGAGTTTTTTTTTATATCTTCTTCTGTATTTTCTGGAGATAGTTCAACACCACTAATTCTGAATATCTCATTAGATAGCATATTAATTGCATTCCATTTCATATCATTTAGTTCCTGCTCTGTAAACTTTGGTTCAACTAAATGTTTTTTAACTACTTCTAAATCTCCATCATTATTATTGTTAGTTTGTTTACCTGCCATTAGTTCAAGAACTTCTCCACGAAGTAAAGGTGTAACTTTAAAGTCTCCAAGCCCTTTTATATGAATATCTAAAGGAAGGATCTCGCCTTTTTCATTCCTTCTAATGATAAGTTTTTCTTTCACATTGCCCATTAATGAACACCTCCATAAAAAAATTAAAAAAATATAATCCTACCACGGATTATATAATTCTGTTAAGTCATTCACATGAACCACACAAGTCGCAGGATTGATAGTAATAGATTGCGTATTTACGCCCTCAACAGGACTTGGTGCAGACATATCTGTCATCTTACAACCACTCATTATGACATAGATCTCTCGACTTCCAGTTGAAGCTATACCTTGCAACATTGCATTAAATGTTGAACCTCCAGTGAAATATTGGTCATAAAGAGTTTTCGTATGTTCTGACGTTCCATGGAATGTCGCAGTCAATTCATAATCTCTATTCAAAGGTATTGGTGCCCCAATAACTCTGCTACCACAGATGTAATGTGGTGCTTCAAGATTATTATTGATGCTCCAACTGAAATCTGTCATCTCACAATAAACTGTGCCTGATGGTATCTGTAGCTGGAAATCTTTCCATAAGAAAGGTCTTGCTGTATCTTCAGTTATTGAAGTTACTGCTTCAGAACCGAATGATAGTGCTTGGCCAATGTAATTAACTTCCATTGTTGCAGCTTCGCCTTGCGTCGCAGAGATGGTCAAAGAATTCACAACACAACCATTAATAGTTCTTACAAAATTAAGACCATTGGTTGCGTCGAACTGATGTCCATCTTCTAAAGTAAAGCTCATGAATGGATTTGCCACTCCTGATGTGAACGCATTACCATTATCACTATTAGTTTCACTTATTACATGTGTATATGGACTTGGGCTTCCACCATCAACACAACTGCCCAATGCAAACGCTAAGAAACGCCAATTTTGTGGATGCAGTGATAATGTTCCTGTATAATCTTCAGGACCATCAACAAATTGATCAACATTTCTGTCTCCTGCGCCTATGTATCTCAAATTAATTACTCCCATACTTTCGTCTATATCGTGACTTTGAACCAGTCCTGGCCAAAAACCATTCCCAGAAACGCTGGCGTAAGTTCCAGATTCATAGATGAATGCTACTTGGTTTTGGTCCGATACGTATCTCGCCATTTTTATATTACCTCCTAACTTCCTAATACAAAATTATATTGAATGCTAATCACCATTGACTTTATAGAGATTTCTCCTTCCCCTCCTTCTTCATAGATTGGTGTTTGGCTCAATATATCAAAATCGTGCAGTTCTTGGTCGTCGCTTGTAGAAGCACCACCACCGAACTGGTTTGAACGTAACCTATTAATAACTTGTTGAGTAAGTGTATCTTTTTCTTTCTCGTTGCGAGCCCAGACTCTAACTTCAACAGGAATAGACATCCAGATAAGTTCACTTCGCATTCCTAATCTCTTGATGCTCGCCCCACCATCATGACGAACAGTAATCAATGGATATTCTGCTGGTCGTTGTGGATAACTGGTCATAACAAACTTTGAATTTGTTGATCTTGTTGTAGAAATAGGATCTGTAATATTATTTAACAAATCATTCCTAATAAATTTGATAGTGTCCGAAATATATGTTGTTGTACTTACCATCTTTCCTCGCTTGGAATAAAGTGATGCTCACTTACATCAATAATAACATAAGTGGAACTGATATATAAGGTTATCTTAATGCTTTCAAACCACGTATTGCTCTATTTATTGCTTTATTAATCTCACCATAAACTTTCTTTTTATTTCTATCTGCAGTGTTCCTGAAATGTCTTCTTTCTGTAATCCTTGTTGTGCCGAATTCCAACCAGCTCGCGATCTGTGCGACAGGGGTGCCTGTGCCAGGATAACTAATATTTAAAGGACCAATCTTGACAGTTTTCGTATCAACCAAATCTGTCCTTATACTATTCAAAAATAAGCCAGTATTTACACTCTTAGGTTCTTTTCTTCTGCCTGCGATACTATTCTTAAGTTCTTCTTCAATAAAAGCACCTTGTCGCACAAGTTCAACCTCAACACCTTGTTCAATATCTTTTCCTTTAGCACGAATATAATTAATGACTTCCCCAATACCACGTATCTCCATCTGGACAGGAGAACCACGAGTTCCAGTTATAGTATCTTTCCCCATCATTCACCTGCCAGACTTCCAGTTCCTGTGATCCGTGTGAGATAAACTAATTTATAGATTGGACTACCGACGGCTGGCCAAGATTCAACTCCTGCTTCCGCCATCGCATACTCATTGCTCGGAGGACTACCAATACCTATCCTCCAAGTGCCAGATGTATTTATAGCTCCTTCAATATATAGTTTAGAATCATTAGTTTTGAGTTTACCTTGTTGCACGAGAACTGCATCGTTACTGCCTCTTGTGGTTCTGATTGGCTGTAATAAGCCACTTATCCATAAATCAGAACCACTCTGAGAGAGAGAAATTTCATCATCATAACTCCAACTGCCAGCAGTATAACTTACGTTAAAATATTTTACTCTGGCAATAGTCCCATAATTAGAAATAGTGTCGTATAAATCTTTTTGTAGGCCAGAAGCGAAACTCATATCCAGCCTCCATCTTCGAGCCTCCTTAACATTTCTGCTTTCGTATCTCGCTTAATATTATACTCAAGAGGTATATTGTTGTCTAAGATCCATTTCTTGATCTTCTTTTCTGTCCAGCTTTGTTTAGGCTTAGGTTTCGGTTTCGGTTCATCGCCAGCCAAGATGAAATCACCACGAGAAAGTAAAGCTTCAACTTTCTTTTCATCAACCTCATAAATGTCCTGTCTTTGATGTTGCCCTATATATTTTAGTAAAACTGTCATAATATCACCCATTAGATTTAAAAAAGTTCATGCTCGTGCCAATATTCTTAAGTTCTTCCTGCGCCATATTTAAGAACTTAGTTGCAGTCACATCCAAAGTGGTCTGTCCGCCTTTATTGATAGAAAAATCGCCAAGCTTAACACTCGAAGCATCAGTACCTTCAAGATTCATAAAATTAGCAACATCAGCACAAGTAAGATACGTAATCGCAGCTTGATATGAAATAGAAATACTATTACTGCCAATAGTAGTGCCAGTATATACACTAACATGATTCCTTGCTCTATCTGCCATCTCGAGCAATCTATTCCCACTAATAGACGCAGGCACATCAGAGATGAGATCCAATACAGTATCATGAACACTGCCTAAACTCCAATCGCCCATTCTTATCCTCCATATATGATATGTGTTTTCCCTTTCTCATCAACATAGAAACTCTCGCAACCACTGGTTCCAATAAGTTCCCATGTTGAATCCGGTTCTTTAAAGTAATCTTCCATCTTAATTACCTCTTCTCAATCTACAATATGGTGCTTTATGAGTAGAGTTCGCTTTCTTAGGACACCATTTGTATAATTGTGTGCAATAATATTCGCCCTCAAACATTATTGAATATTTAATTCCGCCACCATCAATGCAATCTGCAATGTCAGCAGGTAACGGAATTCCTCCTTCTTTACTTTCCCTGAAACGCTTCATATTATCTTCAATGGTCATTTCTACTATGTAAAACATCCACCACTACAAGTTACTATACATCTATTTGAACTATCTGTTCCGTCTATCTTATAATTATCAAATTTAATATCTGCAGTCGTGCTAAACGTGCCAGTCCCAGATAAAGTAAAATCGTTTCCTGCTCCAGCAACTGCCCCAGTAATCGCACAATTATCACTACAATCAACATCCCAATCTCCGCTCGAATAAGTGCATGTATCTGCTGCCGCAGTAACTGTCTCGATAATTGCGTCATTATAATAAGCATAGCTTGAATCTTTTGCATATAATGCTGGGTATATAAATGTTGAAGTATTATAATAACTTGAATGTGTACCTCCAGATGTGAAATTCGTCATAGTACAATTTATACTACCATCTCCATTTACAACTGAAAAAGTTTTATCTCCACTTATATACATATACCAAGTAAGATTTTCTGCTGCATCAAAATTAAAACCTCCACTAACAGGGCACTCTTTTAACCATACTGCACCCCCTCCGAGTTGATAGTCTATTTTATTATTTGCATCCGCAAGGACTCTTATTGTTAAATTATTTCCATAGTATGCGGAACTAAAAGAATAAACGTCATTCATTTCAAAACCCAATAAGCCATTATCTCCTGCTACTGCATCAATATTAGTTTTTACCATAGAAATCCTATCAAAACTTGAGATATTAGAACTTATATTAAATGCATAAACCGCACCATTTGTGCTACTATCACGAAAATCTGCATTGGAAAAATCACCTGTATCTAAATTGGTATTATGTTGATACCAACCTTCTGCTGTTAAAGAATCCCAAGTGAAAGAACAAGCAGTAGAATTACAAGAGGTAGGATCAAATAATCTAACATTAAATTTCTCATAATCAGAAGCAAGCTTCTCTGACTTTATATACATAGATCCTTGCTTATAAACCCAGCCAAGACGATAGCCTTCCCACCAAGTTACTTTCATATTTCTGCCAAAAGACATCTCTGTTTGCTTGCCATCAAGTTTGAAAGTATCGCCATCATAGACTAAATCTCGAACTTCGTATTTATAGTAATAGCCTGTTCCATTATATACTTCTATTATGTGTTCTGTTGGAAATTGCTCTTTATCTGTAAGTTTACCATCAAAATACCAAGTATCGACAACAACTGGCCCACGAATATATGGTGTTCTTCGTGTAATTGTTGTAGTATTCTGTATTTCATCAATATTAGTTAATACTTCTATCTCTGATGTGCGACGATTCATATTAGAAGAGCCGTCCATTAGTTTATTATATTCTCGTCCAGAAACAACCCATCTTCCATTTTCAAGAACATAGAAAGTTGATTTATCATTATCTATTCTTATCTTCAAATCGTTGCCGAAAGTAACATAGACTATTCCACTTCCAACTAATATAAGAAGTACAATTATTCCGAGATAATAATATTTCTTATCTGCCATTCTAACAAATATTTAATGTGCTTGTATCTCCAACTATGATGACGCATGTTGCATTGTCATATATATGGTGTGCTGCATCTGTTGTGAAATTTAAATACGCAACTCCTCCAACATCTTTTCCACTAATATCAATATTCCCAGTCATAGTAAATCCTGCAACATCCGCAACAGCATTTCCTCCTTGAAAAAAGCTTGTAGCGTTTGCATCATCTACACCAGTCAAGTCTCCACCAGTTAATTTTGCAGTGCCGTCATTAAAAGTTGTTGCATTCATATCATCAACGCCAGTAATATCTCCACCAGTTATTGAAGTAGTGCCGTCATTAAAAGTTGTTGCATTCATATCATCAACGCCAGTAATATCTCCGCCAGTTATTGAAGTAGTGCCATCTGTAATAGTTGTTGCTGTTACAGTAGTCGAATTAACATTACTTGCATTAAATACATCAAATCCGCCAAAATCAAAATTAGCAGTAATAGGAGATGTTAGAATTGACGCTCCTGCAACAGTCAATGCTGTGCCTACAGTTAAAGTGCCTGCAATATTTGATGTCTGAGAACTATTGCTCATGTTCAACCAACCATTACCTTGAACATTATTAAATGTGCTTGTTGAACCGACAACAACTACAGACACTACTATCAATGCAAACAAAACCAATAATAATTTTGTAATTCCTTTCATTTTACACCTCAAATCGCAATGTCTGAATCGTAACCGCCAGCAACTTGGAATTGACCATCACTCTTTCTTACTCTGTAAAGATCAGTTCCGCCAGAGGCCACAGTGATATAAGTACCATCATCAGTAGCAGTCAAATCACCACTGCCACCAGCTTCTGTCTGGAAATAACTCATTCTAATCACCAAGCCCAGATTTTTATAATCTGATCATTTGAGTTATCCGCAGCTCTTACATATATGCCACTTCGCATAACACCATCCATTGCAATCGCATTATTCGTGCCATATATCTCGCCATGAAGATTGGTTCCATCCCAACTCCAATCTAAAACTGAATTGTTCGAACCTGCAAGTATAATTCTATTACAAACTTCGTTTCCTGCTGCACCAAAGCCTGTATTCGTTCCACTAAAACCTATCCAATTATAGCCAGTAGTAGAACCTATCTCTGAACCTACATAGAAAGCACGTTTTGAGCCTTTGAATTGATAATCTTTATCTCTCCAGCCTTGTTCTTCGTTTCCCATTCTTGCCTCCGTATTTGCGTATCTTTATAGTGGACGCATGAGGACAATGCCTCCCACATGAAAAAATAAAAAAAATAAAAAAAATTTATTTCGTTCCAATCGCAACCCAGTAAAAGTCTTCGCTCGCAACTTCGCCTTGCACATAAGCACTTCCTGCGTTCAAACTTCCAGCAATACAGGCAATACTATTCGGTGACGTCGCAGCACCTATCGCTACAAAAGAATCAGGTGTTGTA